TTTCAGGTTGACTGACACGAAGTTTAGTTACTGGATCAATGAACTCTTTTGGAAAACGAATCTCTCCACCAGTTCCACCACCACCACCAGTGCTACCACCCAAAAAACCAGGCATTAGATTACCTCTCCAATAGTTACTTTCATATTAAACACCTAACCACCAAGAGGTAGATACAGCGAGTGTCCCTTGCGAACCAGTCGGTCCAGTAGAACCAATAGTGCCACCAGCAGCCTGAATAAATAGTCCCCCAAAAAAGATGTAAGTTAGCCCTGTATTGGTATCAAACCAAGCATCGCCATCTGTAGATAATTCTACATCTGGTTGCGTAGGCGATGCAGTAAATTTACCTTGCGGACCTGTAGGTCCCGTAGGACCTGGTACGACAGATTGCGCACCTGTAGGCCCTGTAAATCCAACAATACCTCTTGGTCCCGTTGGCCCCTGAGGACCAGCTACCTGAGAATCAGCGCCTGTAGGTCCTGTAAATCCTCTAAAACCTTGTGGTCCCGTATCACCCTGTGGACCAGTTGGTCCTTGAGGACCTAGATCTCCAGTGGGACCAGTAGGGCCAGCTATTGTTGATTCTGGTCCTGTAACACCTTGCTCGCCTTGAGAGCCCGTTGCACCCGTTGCACCAGTTGGACCCTGAGCTCCCGTTGGACCTATTGCACCAGTAGGACCGAGCGGGGCTGTTCTTTTTACTTCCCAAACGGTGCCTGTCCAAATCCAAGTATGCCCGCCTGAGGTAAATTCTTCACCGACTTCGGCTGGAGATGGGAAATCAATTGCTGACACGGTCTGGTGTCTCCTTATTGGCGGTCTGGTGGCTAAAGTCTATTCTAACCTAAAAATTTAAAGTTAGATTAGTTTAAACCAGCGTTTAACTTGTTTGTGTAGGCTTCTGCCCATCGCTCAGCGGCTTCTTTAGATTCCCAAGGCCCGCTGTTATCTATTACATTACCATCAAACATAATTTTACAGATTGGTGGAGTTCCAGTAACTTCATATGTATACATTTTAATTCCTTATAGTGAGTAAGCTATTTTTCCAGCATTGCCGACGGCTACAGCTCTGTCTTCTGTCACAAGTATACTGTTTATTGTACTCGATCCGAAAGAAGAGGTTCTTTGATCCCATGAAGCTCCAGCATAAGATGTAGCAAGTTTTCCTACTGCACCAGCTGCTACAAAAGCCGTTCCGTAGATTGGAGCAACAGAAATTGTTCTAATTGTTGATGAACCAAATGATGTTGATGGATATGCCGATTGCCAAACAGTACCTCCATTAGAGATTGCAACCTTACCTAGATCTCCAATTGCAACATATCTATTTTCTACATCTGAAGAAATGTCATATATTGTATCTGTCACAAAACCAGATTCTCTAAGTATCCAAGCATTGTCTCCTGCAGTAAATGTAGCAAGTTTTCCTTCATAGCCAGCAGCTACAACTATGTCTTGCCCTGAGTACGTAACTATAGGAAGTCCGTTTATGTCAAATTCTGTACTCGATATAGTGTAAATTTTTCCTACATATACTGTGTTAATTTGCGTAGAACTAAAAGGTGTTGCAATTAAAGTCCAAGATATTCCATTTACTGAAGTTCCAATTTTTCCATCATTACTTACCGCATACCATTTATTAAACGCACTTGAGTAGGCTACAGACATAATTGTTGCTGATCCAAATGATGAGGAGCGCTGAGTCCAATTAATTCCATTTACAGATGTAGCAAGTTTTCCTACTGCACCAGCTGCTACAAATAAATTGTTTCCATAGCTTACTGTAACTATTTTTGCTGTTCCAAAAGAAGAATTTGCAACTAAAGACCATCCTGATGAGATAGTAGAACTTATTGACATTTTTCCAGCATCCCCCACTACAAGATACTTTTCATTTCCAAAGGCAACAGAGTTTATATTTGACAGACCAAAAGCTGTGTTAGTTACTTGAGCCCAAGATATGGGAGTAAATGATGTAAAATCTGTTGAAATAAATGCATGAGTCACTGTGTACATAATTTAAGACACTATGTTTCCAGTTAAAAGCCATCTATTCGAAGATAATTTAATTAGTGAAGCAACGCCATATTGAGATTTAATTTTTCTTCTACTACCTTCTGACACTAAAGTTACACCTACAGCTTCAGTTATAGTTACTTGCCCTTCCCCTCCTTGCACAAGAAGAATTTGAGCTCCTGTAGGGAAAAGTACGCTTGCATCCGTAGGAATAATAACTGATACAGCAGCAGATCCAATTGTTTGTACTAGATCCCCTCTATCATCGAGAGATAACGTGTAACTAGTTCCACTAGCTGAAGCAACTACTAGATCATAAAATGGTGGTCCAGGTACTACTGAATTAGCACCCGTTAGACCAGTTGGGCCTAGTGCACCAGTTGGTCCTGTTACCTGAGAAGCAGCACCCGTTGCACCCGTCGGACCAGTTGGGCCTAGTGCACCAGTTGGTCCTGTTACCTGAGAAGCAGCACCCGTTGCACCCGTCGGACCAGTTGGGCCAGGGGTCACTGACGGCTGTGTGGATATAGGGCCAGTTGGTCCCGTAGCGCCCGTTGGACCTGCAATTGTTGAGGCAGCACCTGTAGCACCCGTTGCACCAGTTACACCTCTAAGACCAGTCTCGCCTTGAATACCTGTAGCACCTGTAGCACCTGTAGAACCCGTTGGTCCAGTTGGCCCGCCACTAGGACCAGTTGGTCCGCTAGGTCCCGTAGATCCAGTAACAGATGCACCCGTAGCACCTGTAGCACCTTGCGGTCCTGTAAATCCTGTAAAACCTCTAACTCCAGTAGGACCCTGCGGACCCTGAGACCCAGTAGCGCCAGTAGGCCCAGTTGGTCCTTCAATACCTTGAGAACCGATATCACCAGCTGACCCTTGCGGTCCAATAACACCTTGTTGACCATCAGGTCCAGTAACTCCCTGTGGTCCAGTTGACCCTCTTGGTCCAGTTGGTCCAGTTGGGCCAGTAACTGATAGACCTGTGGGACCCGTTTGACCTATAGATCCTGTTGCACCAGTTGAACCTGTAGGTCCAGTAGGACCAGTTACCGTGCTCGCATCTCCGATAGGCCCGGTTGCACCCGTTGGTCCTTGCGGTCCGATACTGCTAGAAGCAGATTCAATCCAAAAACCGTCATAATATACATATATTTGACCTGTAGCTGAGTTAAACCAAGCATCACCTGGGTCTGGATCTGCAGGAGGGGTATCAGAAACTGTATTAAAGTTACCTGTAGAACCTGTAGGACCTGTAACTGTTGATGCGTTACCTGTAGGACCAGTAGGCCCCGTTGGACCAACTACCTCAGAAATAACAAGTTGCCAAGCAACTCCATCCCACTCCCAGGTGTTAAATCCAAAAGAATACTGTTGGTTTAGAGTTGGTGTGTCTGGAAAATTAATAGCCATTTATTAACTAAACCACCGATTCATATGTAAAGTGAATTAAAATTCTATCGCTTGCACTGAACAAAAAAGGTACATCTGAGCCGACAGGAAAACCTTCGTCATAAGCTGCTGATTGACCATGCACCCAGGCTTCAATTCTTGCATCATTTCCTTCATTAAAAATTGCTGTACCGAAGTAAGTCAGACCAGGGCCTTCATCTCTAATAACAACTTGACCCATTGGTTGAAAATTTTCTGCTACACCTGTAGAAGGAAGAGAAAAGTAGTACTTCCCACTTCCTCTACTAAAACCGCTAGAACCAGCAACCATTCTTATCTCGCCAACAATAGTTGCCCCTAGCGATACATATCTACCAGTTAAAGTTCCGTTACCTAATACAGGTTGCGTACCATTGGAAGTCCAAGTAGGGCTGTATGTTGTCCAAGCGGTGAAACCAAAAGATCCTGCAGGACCTGTTGGACCAGTTGGGCCAGGAATTATGCCAGCTGGGCCAGTAGGTCCCGTTGAACCTAGATCTCCAGTGGGACCAGTTGATCCTACGGCAGTTGAGTCAGCGCCAGCAGGCCCTGTTGGACCAGTTGGGCCTACAGCGCTAGTACGAACTAGTCTCCAATAAAACCCGTTCCAAATATATGTTTGAGTTAGGTAAGTATAAATGTCATCTACTGCTGGAGTATTTGGGAAATTTATAGCCATTAGTTACCTCCTCTTAAAATAATTATTTTCATTAGTCTACTATTCCGCGATAAGTGCCAGTTAAGTAAATTGTGCAAGTTGTGTCTAAAGTTATTGGCGCAGTACTTGTTAATGCGGTATGGATATTTAAAATTCCTGCGTACCACAAATTAATTACTGAAGAGCCTTCAGCTATAGTTCCAAAAATATCGTAATTACTTGCGCCTTTAATTAAAGTTCCAATAAATTTATTACCAAATCCATCTTGTGGAAGCGTTGGTGTTGTGAGCCTATATTGACCCGTTCCAAAACCACTTGCAGTTGCCATATCTAATTTAATAGAGAAATGGACTAAATTACCTATTGTTAATCTTGCACCAGTTAACGTTCCTCCAGTAGGATTTCCTGAAGCTGCAGTCCATACAGGAGTGTAAGTACTGTCAACACTACTTCCTTGCGGACCTGTAGGTCCTATAGGGCCTGTAGGACCTTGTTTATCGATAACGTCAATAACACCTTGAACGAATACGTTAGTTACGTCTTGATAAATAATTGAAGACGGGGCATCCAATGGTACATCGTAAATAATTACTGTATCTGTACTTGTTTGATTTCTACCTAGTGTAGAGCTGTTATTTATAGTTCCTAGAACAGTTGACGTACTACCTGATGATAGTCTTAATGCTAGCGAGTTTGTAACCAGTACGTTGCTTACATCAAAATAAGCTCTTTCTCCTCTAACAATTACAATAGATGGATTTGCACCATTAATACCTTCAATAAAATATTCGTCAGGATTTATGGTGTTACTTGAAATTACGTAAGTTACACCACCTTTAGATCCAACTGGCCCTGTAGGTCCAGGTATGGTGGATGGTTGTGTAGATACAGGTCCAGTTGCACCTGTTGGCCCTGTAGGTCCAGGTATGGTGGATGGTTGTGTAGATACAGGTCCAGTTGCACCTGTTGGCCCTGTAGGTCCAGGTATAACGGATTGAGGACCTGCTGGTCCAGAAGAACCTGTAGGACCTGTGGCACCAATTAAAGCTCCACCATCTATCCATCCATTTAGTTCAGTGTAAATGTAGATTGTATTTTCATCTAAAATTATATAAAAGTCCCCAACTGTGCCTGGGCTAGCTCCTGCATCTGCAGCAAAAGCTACAAAGTCTTCATACTCACCCTTTGCAGTACTACCTAATCCTTGTGCACCCGTAGGTCCAGTAGCTCCAGTTAAACCATTTGGCCCAGTTGCGCCTGTAGAACCTGTAGTACCAGTTAAGCCAGTTGCACCCGTCGGACCAGTTGGGCCTAGTGCACCAGTTGCGCCTATTGCACCTGTAGGACCTGTTGCACCGCCAAACTCAGAAGTACCAACTTCTACCCAATAGCTGTCGTAATAAACGTATACAGCTCCAGTTTCAGTATCAAACCATGTTTGACCTTCTACGGGAGATAAAGGGGGTGTTCCTGCTGCTGGTGCAAATGCACCCGTTGCGCCCACTGGCCCTGTTGGCCCTGTAGGTCCTTGCGGTCCAGTCGGTCCTGTAACAGTAGATGGTGCTGTAGATACAGGTCCAGTATTACCTGTAGGTCCTAGAGGCCCAGTTGGACCAGTCGGTCCTTCCACCAATGAGTCTGCACCAGTTGCACCTGTTGGCCCTGTTGGACCTGGTACAAATGAATCAGCTCCTGTTGGCCCAGTTGGCCCAAGAACTGTAGATATGGCTCCTGTCGGTCCAGTTGGACCGCGATAACCAGTTGGGCCTGTAGATCCTGTCGGTCCAGTGACAGTGCTTTCTGGCCCTGTTGGTCCTGTAGATCCTGTTGGTCCAATAGGAGCAGCGCCAACTTCTACCCAGTAGCTATCGTAATAAACGTAAACTTTTCCAGTAGTGCTATTAAACCAAGCATCGCCTTCATTAGGACTTAGTGGAGGCGTGTCTGCTGAAGTTGTAAATTGACCATCTGGTCCAGTTGCACCTGTAGGTCCCTCAACTGTCGAGTCAGCACCCGTGGCGCCTGTAGAACCTGTAGCACCAGTAGAACCTGTAGGTCCTTCGATTGTGCTTGCTGCACCCGTAGCACCCGTTGCACCCGTAGGTCCTTGAATATTTCCAACATTTACCCAGTCGGAAGTAGAGCTTGACCAAACATAAAGGTCACCAGCAACTAAATAACCATCTCCTGCGTCCCCAGTTGGGTGATCAGTTTGCAACTCCCCAAGAGTATTGTAGGAACCAAGGATTGTTACACCAGTTCCTTGCTCGCCTTGAGATCCAGTAGCGCCAGTTGCACCCGTAGGTCCAAGATCTCCTTGCTCGCCTGTAGGCCCAGTTGGTCCAAGATCTCCTTGTGAACCAGTAGCACCAGTGGGCCCTATGTCACCTATTGGTCCAGTTATTGTACTTGCAGCACCTGTAGCTCCCGTAGCGCCAGTTGCACCCGTAGGTCCAAGATCGCCTTGTGAACCAGTAGGTCCTGTAGCACCAGTTGCACCAATACTTGAAAATAATCTCCAAAATTCAATATCTGTAGGTGCAGTGGTAGTTGTGTTTAAAGCTACGTACGTAGATCCTTGGTAGCTAACAATTTCATTTACATAATAAGTATTTCCATTTACATGTGCGCCAGTAAAAGTAAACCCTGCGCCAGTTGCACCCGTAGCACCTGTAGGTCCAGTTTCACCAATTGCACCTGTAGGTCCAGTCTCACCAGTAGCGCCAGTTGGCCCAGTCTCGCCTTGAATACCTTGAGACCCAGTAGCACCAGTTGGCCCAGTCTCGCCTTGGATACCTTGGGACCCAGTAGCGCCAGTTGCACCTGTAGGCCCTATGTCACCAGTTGGGCCAGTAACTGTAGAAGCTGCACCAGTTGAACCAGTTGGTCCTAAAATACCTTGAGATCCTGTTGCACCAGTTGAACCTGTAGGTCCAGCCACAGTGCTTGCTGCACCCGTAGCACCCGTAGGTCCAAGATCTCCTTGTGAACCAGTAGCACCTGTAGCACCAGTTGGACCAACAACACCTTGAACGCCCTGAGCGCCAGTAGGGCCTTGCGAACCTGTAGGACCAGCGACAGTTGATACAGCGCCAGTAGGCCCCGTTGGACCTGTTGTTCCAATTGGTCCTGTAACCGTACTTGCAGGTCCTACAGAACCAGTAGGTCCTGTAGCACCAGTGGCTCCTATTGGACCAGTAGGGCCCTGATCACCAACGTCACCAACACGAGCAAAAGTTAATATTACATCTTCTAAGTTTGAGAAAGAGCTAGCTAAACCACTTAAATAAGTAATGTTAACTTTAAAATATCCAGATGCTTCAATGTAACTATTGATAGCAAACATTGCAAAATCATTTGAATCTAACTTATTAGAAATTCTAAAGTGACCTTTAATGTCACTTGTAGAACTCATGATAGCAATTAAGAGTGCTTGAATATCTATTGCATTATCTTGTTCATCATCGATAAACATAAATGTGGCAGCATCAAGTAGTGAATTATTAAAACGTACTCTACCTACACCAGGATCTGAATCAGTTATTAAAGTGCTAAATGTATAGTCAACTGTTACGCCACCAAATTGTCCCGCTGGTCCAGCTGGCCCAGTTACAGTGCTTGCTGCACCAGTTGCGCCAGTTGCACCCATTGCACCCGTTGCACCTGTAGGACCGATATCTCCTGTAGAACCAGTTGCACCCGTAGCACCTGTAGAACCTGTAGCACCTGTAGCACCAGTTGCACCAGTTGCGCCTTGATCGCCTTGGATACCCTGAGCACCCTGTGGTCCGATGTCTCCCTGTGGTCCAGTAGCACCTATTGCACCAGTCGCGCCTACTTCACCAGTTGTACCCGTTGCGCCTGTAGAACCAGTTGTACCCGTTGCGCCTGTAGATCCTGTTGCACCAGTTGAACCTGTAGGTCCAGACACAGTGCTTGCTGCACCCGTAGCACCCGTAGGGCCACCAGGATTTCCAGCTGGGCCAGTTGGACCCTGAGGACCTATTGGGCCAACTAGGCCTCTTGCTATATCTGTTCCTGAAGAAGAAGAACCTGATTGATCTATAGTGTCAAGACGGGTGATATCAACATCTGTTCCGTCTCCTTCAGAAAGATAAAAACGGAATTCGTATGGACGAGCTCCTCTAATTCGTACTCTAGCTGTGTAATACCAGCCACGTGGAGAAAGATCCGTATCATCTGTGCATGGAAGTTCTAAAGTAAATTCGCCATTGGCATTCAAAGTAACTTGAATAGGACCAGAAAGAATAATTGCATCATTGGCATCTTCAATGCGACTAGATGGGCTAATAGTCACTGTTCCAGACGCAGCAGTACCACTATACTTGATAAATTTACCAATTACGGTACGTGTAGCCACGTCAACAGGGTAGCTCATTAACACTCCATAGGTAGACGTCTCGGCGTGGGCATACTGATTAGAGCAGTATCTCTCTACTGTCTAATATTACGATATTTTTGCAAAGACTACTTGGCTATTCTAGCCTGTTTATACTCCAATAATGCTGATATCACGTCTTGGATCATGGTCCTCACCTATAACCATGGTAAGTAGACCTGGCTTAGATTCTAAGCCTTGTCTATCTCTAAACCACTCGGATCCAGGATCTGTAGTGGGACATTGGACCCATAGGCGCGTACCTATATCCATACTTTTATAGTTGTGAAAATGCCCTGATACCCAAACATCGCACATTCCTAAGGATGTTTGCCCTGCAGCTTGCCCTGATAAATATTTTGTTACATCTCTACCAGACTGATGCCCATGGAAAAGTCCAAGCATTGTGCCGCAAATATCTACAGCTAGTGTTTGATGACCTTTTGCTGGAAATCTAAACTCTACGTGAGATAAGTTTGGATTTTCAGCGCAAGCATCTTGTACTGCTGATGCAATCTCTACGTTCCAGCCATCAGATGGGTCTGCTACTACTTGACGTGTAACTTCGTCATGATTTCCATTAACTACAGGAACGATCAGTCTTTCACAAAGTGGTGCAAAAGCCTTTATTTGAGCCATAAGTATACGTCTGGCTACACGAGTTTGTTCTGTTAGTCCTAGATCAGAGGAGGCTAAACCTTGCAATCTTCCGTGCTGGGATACGTTACCTTCTACGTGATCTCCAGGTAAGGCAAGAACTATAGTTCCAACGCTTCTTCCTATTTTTCTTAGTTCATGAAGCCTATGTACTGCCCCTTCGGTTCCACTAAGAATTCTTTCTACAGATTGCTGGGTGCCTTCTCCGTTGGCTTTTTTACCAATTTGTTGATCGGATGCCGATACCATGTATGCAATGTTTCCATTTATATTTTTTTCTAACTTTGCAGGTTTCCAGTTTTTTATTTCGTCAACAAGTTTTTCTAGGTCTAAATCTGACTCAAGAAGTGAAGTTGCTGGTACAAGGTTTACTCTAAATGCCTGAAGCCACTCTCCATCAAATTTTTGCCATCTTGATTGACGTACTGAAGTTACGTGCCAGGACTCAGGATTTAAGTCAAATTCACTTAAAATATCTTCTACATCTGGAATTTGATCAATATTTCGTGCGGTAGATATGACATATCCGCCATCTTTTTCGCCAACATCCATTCTCGGGCGCCAAGCTTCGGGGGTATTAGTTTGCCTAACATCGGAGCCAGATGGGCCAGGGCTAACTAAAGCTTCAAACTTGTCGGATAGACTTTCACTCATAGTTAAAGACCTAACTTAGAAGCTGAATTTTCTTTATAATTACGGCTTTTACCTGTAAAGCATCTGCACTGCTGACGCCTATGTAGGGATATCGATGAGTACGCCACTTCGTAGCCTTCGCTAATTAAGACTTGTTGAATCTGTCTATTTGACAAACGCTTAGGGGATTCCTTGCCAATTAGCATTGCAGAATCTAAAGCTTCTAAGTCTTTTTCGCTCATTTGTTTTTTGACTTCGGATATGCCACAAGGGAGACCATATGATGGGGGCGTAACTTCTAAAAGTTTTTCTGACAGGCTCATTGAAGTTTTTTCCTTCTAATATGGTTTGTCTTTTTAAACAACTCAACTAACAAGGGTTGCATCAAAAAGAGCAAAATCTCTGATTAAAACTCTATCAAAAGAAATAATTAATGCGCAAGTATAAAGATACTTTCGGCGTGTCGTTTATTTAATAAAAGTGCTCAGAAACTAGGCGCTTTTATTCACTCTTGGTCGTTTTGTTTTTACTTCTTTATCTACTAAAACTTGAAGTATTATATCTCTTGTTTCTAAATTTTGTAGCTGAACTTCGTCTAGCACTCTTTCAACTTTTTGTAATCTTCTTGCCACATCTGGCAGACTTAGACCACCATTAGCTGTAGGTTGGATTTGTATGGTAGCAGTGATGATTTCTTGTTTTATTGCATACTTAAGTTTTTTCATCCACCATTGACCCATTCCCATGGCGGTTGTTGCAAGGCCTATTAAGAAAAATAAAATAGCTGATGCATCTCCGATATCTAAAGAACTTGGAGTACCTGGCTCCCACCAGCTAATTGGAAACATTTATGTCCTAAAGTATTTTAAGTAATAATAGCTAATTCTAATCTAGGTTTAAAACATCTATTGGCGATTCTTATCTACCTAAATTTAAAATGATGTATAGTTTCGTTATTCACCTAATTAATCAAATTTGTAAAGATGTTGACGAAAAGATTTATTTAGGGTACGTTCTATTAAAATTATCTGTATCAGAGAAGGAAACTGCATTGAATACTCAAAAAAGACTGAGTGTTAGGGCTATTGCCCTTAAGTATGGGTTACCAACTAGAGTTATATTTAGAGCAGTTTCTGTGGGGGAGCTTCCAGCAGTTTTAACAAAAACTGAAACTGGCAGAGAACGAGTTTATATTTTAATTAATGATGCCGAATCTTGGTTTTTATCTTTGTCAACCTTTAATGATAATTACGCAGTTGTTGGTGACATGTAAGTGGCAGGTTGGGAGGCAGCTGATAGTGGTCGACTATTTAAAGCAGCTGAGTGGTACGCATCTCAGGGGTGGAAGATTCTCCCTTGTCATGGAATTATTGACGGTGGAAGATGTACATGTGGTCGTCCTCACTCGGAGCCTAAAGATTTAGCTAAGCATCCAGCAATTGATGAGTGGAACATCCGTGCTACCGACGATCAAGAAGTTATTGAAGACTGGTGGAGTCAAACTCCCGAAGCAAACGTTGCTGTTTCCTGTCGTTCTTCAGGATTTCTTGTTATAGATGTTGATCCGCGCTCTGGTGGTTTTGAGTCTTTTCAAAGATTTGAAGAATTATTAGATGGCAATCTTCCTCCCACCGTTGAAGCTTTAACGGGAGAATATACCTTAAACGGTAGAACCGTTCGTGGTCGTCATTTATTTTACAAGTGCGATCCTTCAGAAGCCCTTCATGGTAATTTGATGAAGAATAACCTCAAAGGTGTTGATATTAAACACAATGGTTATGTACTTATTGCGCCATCTCGACACTTCTCTGGATATTGCTACAACTGGGTAGAGGGACATGCCCCGTGGGAAATAGAAATGGCAGAGGCTCCTGAAGACCTACTGTCTTTACTTCGCAAAAATGGAACTAGATCTGCTAAATCTAAAATGTCTTTGGGAGAACTTGACTGGGATTATGTATTTGGTGACGTAGAGATTGATGGCGAACGTGTAGATATAGACAAAATTCTTGATGAAGGTCTTGATGAGGGTCACCGCGTTGTAGATATCTACAAACTATCTTGCGCTCTTGCAAATAAAATGGGTGTAGATCCAATTAATCGATCTGCAGCTGAAGCTTTAATTATTCGTTTTAATCATGAAAAAGTTCGTCCACCTCTTCCTCTTGAAGGTCCAGAGGGCGTTCTTTTTCAATTTAATCGTGCTTTTGATTTTGTACAACAAAATCCAATAATCAAAAAGATTGCTCCTTATGTTGATGAATGGATGAAAAATAACGCAGAAAAAATTTCTGCCTCTCAGGGTAATACGGAAGATATTGTTCCTAAGGCGCTAACTGGCGTTGTCCAACCTAAGTATGAAACTTTTAATACCAATAGTCCTCTACCAGGTACCCCTGCTGGATCTATTAGTGAAGCATTGGAAAGTGGAAGTTCGTTTGAAGAGGCAGTCTCTTTAACTAATATGAATATTCCTAGAGATGTTGATGCTATATCTGAATCTGATGGGGGAATGATTGGTTTACGATCTCTCACCGACACTGGTAATGGTAGAAGAATTGTTGACGTATTTGGTCAAAACATTCGTTATTCTGAAGGTCTTGGTTGGTTTAAATGGGATGGAGTTTATTGGCGACCAGATATAGAACTTCTCGGTATGCAAGAAATATCAAAAAAACTTGCTTCAGTAATTGGCAGTGAAGTATCGCACTATGCAGGTGATACTGATAAGCAAGGAGAAATTCTTGGTTTTGCTAAAACATCAAAGTCAAATGCAAGAATTGATGCTGCAATTAGAAGTGCAAACTCCGACCCAAGAATTTTGGTAGAAGTTAGCGAGTGGGATAAAGATGAGCACTACTTAGGTGTATCAAATGGGGTAGTTGATTTAAGAACTGGAGAACTTCTTAAAGGTAGACAAGATTTATTTATAACAAGAAAGTCTCCGATTTCATACACCCCTGGTCTAACTAACACTAGATGGCAACAATTTATTGATTATGCAACTGGTGGAGATAAAGAGCTTCAGGAATTTATTCAAAGAGCAGCTGGCTACACGCTTACTGGTTCTCGTAAGTATGACGTTATGTTTTTAGTTTACGGTCCTGCTGGATCTGGTAAAAATACTTTAGTCGAGGCATTAGTTAAAGCATTAGGTACGGATCAGTATGCATTCCCTATGGACTCAACAATTCTTGCTATGAATGACGGACAATCTAACAGTTCAGATTTGTACCACTGGGCGATGCTTCGTGGTCGCCGAATGGTTTGGGTGGATGAATTACCTGAGTCAGAACGTTTAAAAGAAAATGCCGTAAAGAAACTTACTGGATCTACAGAAATTTCTGCGCGTTCTCCAGGTGAACGTCCATTTACTTTCGAGTCAAAAGCTAAGCTTTGGATTACAACTAACCATAGGCCAATTATTACTGATGAAGCCATGTGGCGTCGTATTAAACCTATTCCATTGATGCGACCACCAGAGGTTTCTGACCCTGACTTAAAAGAATATATTTTTGATCCTAATGGTGCTCTTCCTGCTGTACTTTCTTGGGCAGTTGAAGGTGCAATTAAAATTTTAGGATCTGGATCTAAAGATGCTTTGGGTTCGTGTGCTGCTGTAAATGAAGCTTCTGAAATTTACAGAAAAAATGAAGATAGAATTGGTATGTTTTTAGATGAAGAAATGAGAGATATTGAAGGATCTTCAGTTCCTCTAAAAGACGTGTACACAATTTACAAGCTTTGGAGCGAGCAACGCGGTGAGAGAGCTATGACTCAGATTGCATTCCAAAGAAAGCTTACGGATAGAAATCTAAACATTGTTGGCACTGGAGCTAAAGCACTTATAAATGGAAAAATCTTAATTCCTAGAGCTGTAGAGTCAATGGACACGGACTGGACAACTGCTATGAGATTTGCTCGATAAAATCACTACTCTGTATTTCGTGTATTTTAGATAAGTAAATCTTTTTATCTAACACGAGGTGTATATACGTGGCTTGGCCAGTACCATCAAATTATAAAATTACGACCGTTTTTGCAAAGCCCGGGAAAATGTGGACAACAGGACGCCACGAAGGGGTAGATTTTGCTGCTCCTGTTGGTACCCCTGTGTTCGCTGCTGGTGACGGTAAAGTTATCGGAACTGGAGTTTGGGGCGGTGCTTATGGAAGTAAGTCTCTTGTAATCCAACATGGAAAACTTTTTGTAATGTACGCTCACATGAGCAAGTTACTTGTTAAAAAAGGTGATTCTGTTAAATCAGGACAAAAAGTTGGAGAAGTTGGTAAAGAGGGAAACGTAACTGGCCCTCATCTTCATCTTGAAGCACAAGCAAAACCTACTTGGACTAAAGGTGGCGGTATTAATCCTGCAGAACTTCTTGCAAGTGATAGTGGATCTGCGCCTGTTGTCCCTGCTAAGCCTGCTAAGCCTGCTAAGCCTGCTAAGCCTGCTAAGCCTGCTGGACCATCAAAGGCGTACCCTGGTCATCCAGTAAAGCCAGGAGAATCTGGAGAGCATGTAAAGGCTCTTCAAATTGCTCTTAAAGTTTCTGCAACTGGAGTTTATGATGCTAAAACTAAAAAAGCTGTTGTAAATTTTCAAAAAACTTACAAAGCTCTTGGAACTCCAGATGGCATTGTTGGTCCAAAATCCTGGGCAGCAATCGTTAAGTAATACTTAAGGATTAATAATCCTTGCACCACGGCCTGTAGATCCGATTATAGGAATTCTACGGGCCGCTGGTGATTTTGCAGTAATTTTTCCGCCAACAAAACCAGCTGGTGGTTTAATTAATAAAGCTGTTAGTGCGTGAACTAATGCATCTACTCTGTCTGGAGATTTTTTAGTCGACTCTGGTATCCATGTTGTCATTTGACTTTCAAGATCTGAAAGATAGCCAACGTGGTGAATACGTTTTTGCTCGTAGGCAAGGACTGTAGGTTCTGCTCGTAGTGCTTTACCATATTTTGAGTGGACTTCGAGAACTTTAACATTAGGGTCAATAGCATTAATGGCATTGCGCACCAAAGCGCCACCCTGATTAACTTCCGCAACAACAGGACATCCCCATCTTCTAGCCATTTCTACTACTTTATTAGCCCAGACTTCTGGTGAACCAAGAATTGATGCGTCTTCTAAAACCCATGCGTGACGTTTATATAGATCTCTATCTGATGTAGAGGCACAAACAATAATTCCACATTCATCTCTTGGATTTTCTGCAACAGATGGGTCAACACCGATAACTCTTAGTGGTGCATAAGAAGGCATAATATTTTGACGTGAAGATTCAATCATCTCCATATTCCATAGGGTGCCTTCCATATCGTCAAGCATTTCCCCATAAAGTTCTTGTTTAGCAAGAGAAGTTCCTTCGTAAACTCCCATGATTGTTTCAAGATATGCACCAGATAAATTTCCAGCGTTGTCCATAGTTGAACCTTTTGTAACAACTACTTTTGCAGCGGTATTTAGAGTTTTATTTGATTCTTCAATAAGTTTATATAAAAGAGGAACCCTCTTAGGAGTTGTTGTGCAGACAATTTTTGGTTTTGCTCCAAGACGAGTACCGACTCGTAAGTTATCAAATGCAGTCATACCTGCAGCATCTGGAGTCTGACGCCAAGCTGCAATCTCATCCCCCCACGAGTGAGTAAATTGAGGACCACGGAGGGAGTCAGGTTCGTCTGCTGTAAAAAGTGTTGCTGTATTTCCGTTAGGCCAAGTCAATCTACGCTTAGATGGCTCATAATGGGGTTTTTCGCTAGGTGGCGAAATATTAATAATGCCCGATTCACCTTCAACAATAACGTCACGAACGTCTGCTGCAGTACGTGCTACTAAAGCAAATCTACGTTGACCTTCTGTTGTATATTTTGCTTGCTCTCTTACCCACTCAGCAGCAAGTCTTGTTTTACCAAAGCCACGACCTGCAAGTACAAGCCAAACGTTCCAGTCATCACCCTCAGGTGCTAATTGTTCTGGACGAGCCCATGCAGACCAATCCCACACGAGCTCGTCCAGATCAATATCAGAAAGTATCAAAGCGCGTTCTTCTTCGGGTAATAGAGCGATGGTTTCCATCAAACTTTTACCCATTCAGACCTACCTAATTATTTCTCTGTAAACTTCTCTGAACTCCATAATACAACGGAGCAGCCGAGCTTAGCCCTAATCCTCGGGCAAGTCCTGACATTGGTATGCCATCTTGATACTCTTTTGCCAGTTGATCGTGGTAGCTACTTACGCCATTTTCTTTAGCTTTTCTAACTCTTTCAGATGCTTCAATTACAGAATTTTCATCTAAAGTACGTGATTTTGGTCGTACAGAAGCTACTGTAACGTCCTTCATAACCACACGTCGTCTTACTCCTGCATATGCAACATTTAGTTCTCTGGCAAGCCCTGGAAGACTTCCGCCTTTTAATTTAAATTCAATAAGCAAATCTGTGTATCTTCTGCTGGCATCATGAGCTGGGGTTTTTTGAGTCCTAGATCCATAAGCTTTTTTTGCCAATAATAGGATAGGGTCTATTTTGTCTTTATATTCTTTTATTAAATCGTCACTCATTCTTTATTTCTCCTATTGTAGTAGAATGTTTCTTATTGTAAACATACCAGTAGGTACTACAATAGGCAATTTAGGGGTTAATCTTCATCTTTTTCCATACGTAAGGGTAGGCTGATAATCCACACTGTTAGTGCAATTAAAGTGGCCATACCTACAACGGATTTAGCAGATCCATCTAGAGTTACCCAGGCAATAAACATACCTAGTAAAGTCCACATTTCAGCAATTAGATCTTTAACTACAGCCCAGATGGCTGAAGCGATTTTCTTAATCATATTTATTCCTTCCAGAATGTTTTTGTTATCTTTTAATTTTCCTGTTTTTAGGGGTTTTTTTAATAACTCTCTTTTTTGATTTTCTAACTCTCTCTTCACCTGCAGGAACTCCTGCTCCAGTGCTTCCTGAGGAACTTGTAGAACCAGAAGATGCAACAGCTGCTATTGCAGCTACCTGTGTCACAATAATTGCCGCAACAACAACTGTTTGAGCTTCTTCGCGTTTTTCTTCAGTCATGTCTGCGCCGACATTAAGTAAAGCTTTAACTGCTTTACTTGGATCAGAAAAAATTGTTGCTAGAAGTTCGGAGGGACTTTCAAAGATTTCAATAGCATCTAAAACTTCTGCAGTTAAAACCACTGCATTAGATAAAATAACCAACTGATCTGGTGGTAAATCTTCATAATCAAGACCCAACTCATCAATTAATTCAGAAGATACTGCCTCTCCATCTGCTTGAGCAATAATAACGGATACAAGTAGTTCCTTATCTTCTTGAGTTAAAACTCCGTCTTCAGTAAGATTTTTTAGTAAATTATTTACTTCTTCTTGACTAATATTTCCATCAGAAAGCAAATCACTAATAAATTCTTCGACTTCTTCTTTAGTAAATGGCTCGTCAAAATCAATTGGTATTTCTGGTTCTATAATTGTTTCTTGACTAGGAGTTGGTGTAAATGAAGGTTCTGGATCTTCTGGGACAAATGTGGGTGAAGGCTCTACTGGTTCTGGAGAACTTGGAAGTAGAAGAGGAGTTAAACTCTCTGAAGGGGCAGGAGCTGGGGACTCTACTGGAGCCTGAGAAAAACTAGGTTCTGGTGAAGGTTCTAAAGTTGGCTCTATTGTCGGTGTTTCTGATGGTGACGGCTCAGGTGTCACTGTTGGCTCTGGGGTGGGTGCTATTGTTTGCGTTGGTTCTGGGGTTGGACTAACAACAGGATCTGGTACTGGAGGACATTGTTGATCGTAATTAACTTCTGATCCGTCCCAGCATTCAATTGGTGCTGGCTGTTGAGGACAAGTTTGGCTCCACGCAACCCATGTCCCATTCCAACACTGCGTATCTGGTGGCACTTGTGGACAAGTCTGGTTATAAGCAACTGTTGATCCGTCCCAGCACTCTCCTGGTGGCGGTTCTGCTGGACAAGTTCCAGACATAGGAATAATTGTCCCATCCCAGCAAGTTTGCATTTCAACTGGAACCCCGCCGTTAATAGTAAATGCTTCAGAAATAACTACAACATCTTGATTAGATTCAAAACGAATTCCACGACGTAAATCCTGAGGAAGCCACCCTGTTGTCTCAACAATTCCTGACCAAGTTGGTAAACGTGAAGTATCAACAGTTAATTTGATTGTTGTGAAATCACCACTTGATTCAGGGTAAGGACGCACCCTCCACTCAACACAAAATCCAGTGTCAGTTACTCCATAACTTAAGTATCCTCCACCCCAGGTAACCCAGTCCCAGCCCGCAAGGGAGATAGATGAAGTTGATGGGTAAGTATGAAATGTTGGGTCAGGTGTACCAAAAGTCAGAGTTCCGTTAGTTGTCACGTAAACCGTGTCATATGTTGTACTACCTAAAGGTAGACTGTAAGGAAGAGACATTTGATGTGCAACATCATCTTCTTCACTCCATGAATATGTACTACAAGGCTGTTCAGATATAGATGCACCTACAGGTGCAAAAGATGCGCCAATAAATGAGTACAACAAAAAAAGAGTAGACAAAAATAAAATACGAAATTTATTAAACAAGTAAAGCTCCAGCGACTGTTTAAGATCACTAGAATTTTACATCAGTAAAGTGTTGTTAATTAAGTTAAAGTTTTTAAATAAGAAGTGTGGATAGCTCTTACTGTTGATGAGTACCATTCTTTGCCCCCATGGGCAGTGGGTATTGCTTCTCTATTTAAACTATCAGCAATAAGTTTGTAAGAAATTCCAGCGTCTCTTTCTGCTTTAATTCTTTCCCTTATTACATCATTAATTATAGGTTTTGGTCCTAAATCAACTCCCCAGACTTTACCGTTATCTCTACGATCTTGATGAACGTCTTTTTGTCTAAGAGAGATCATCCCTCGTTCCATCTCTGCCATAGCTGCCATAATGGTAACTACAAACCTCCCCTGGTAGGTGGCAGTGTCTAAACCTAGATCTAGTAGCGCCAGACGCCAGCCATGCTTGTGAGACCTATCAATAATGCTTAGGAAGTCCTTAGTAGAGCGAGCAAGGCGATCTAGACGAGTTACATACAAAGCGTTAGCTTCTCCTGCATCTAACCTGTGTAAGGCTTCCCTGAGCACTGGACGGCCCTGAATGCTCTTACCTGAGCGTCCTTCTTCGCGTAGCATAACAACTTCATAACCAGCAGCATCGGCAGCATAGTTAAGTTGCTTCTCCTGGGCCCCTAAAGACATGCCATCTTCTACCTGCATCTGGGTAGATACGCGAGCATAGCAATATGCTATTTCTTTAGACATTTCGCCTGTTTCCATCTACTTCTCCATTAATCACTCTTTCATTATATCTTTCTATAATTCGATCGAGTTCAGCAGTAATTATCTTGGCATGAGGGTGCTCTGGGTCTTCCTTAAGGAAATCAGCTAATAGAGCTCCTACAGAGGGTTGTACTAGCTGAAGATACTCTCCAGTCTCCTCCCACTCAGTAATAACTCCACCACTGTTTAATAAAACTCCATCTGGAACATTCTTTTCTTTAATAAATAAAAAATATGCTATGCAGATACGATTTTTAGTTCTTCCAAGCAAAGTTGGTTCTAGTTCTTTAATGAAATTAGGTGTTGGACCGAATAGCCACCTAAGGACACTTTTTAGTCTAAATAAAAATGAATTTGTTTTATCATGCTTTGATTCATATTTAATAGATTTAATGTGGGACAACCTGGTGTAGTCCCAATCGCAATGTTCAAAGTGATTTGCAGTGGTATTTAGGTATTTAACACTATTGTCCATAATAATTATCCTGTCTTTTTGTCGTTTACACGTACATAGTTAGACTTAAATGTATACAGAAAAATAGCAAAAAGCAACTGCCTAGCCTGTGGATAACTTTTTACAACTTAGCCTATTCCTTTACCGTGACAAAACCGTACTGCAAACGGTACGCATTTGTCATTCGTGGAGCAGAGGGGAATCGAACCCCTGTCCTAACATAGACCGTCATGCGGTTTTACAGTTAGTCGAAACCTTCCTGCCCCTTGATTTAATTTTACTTGCAAACAATTTGCGCTACCTCACAACCATCTTCTACGCTACCCTGCAACCAGTTCCCTCACTACCCCTTAAACCCCCCACCTTTTGTTCCCTCTTTATAGGCTTTCGCTGTTTCCTATACGTTATAACGTATGAGTTATAGGTTTAGATAAGTCCCAGTTATGTTAGTCCACTTTGAATTGCGTGGTATTTCTTAATCACTTCTGTACAAAAACCTGTACAAGTTTGAATTGTTGCAAAATCTGCATGAGTTGGGGGATTAGTCAACACAGTTCGTTTGTTGTTTCAACTGGCATTGCGAGTGGGAATTCTGTTTCCTTCCAGACAATTCCTAGTTCAGTCAGTACTTCTGCGAAGGGCTCGGTTAGGATTTTAAAGTGTTCTCCACTGATTAAATCCATTAAATCACTTCCACCGCCTCCTCCTGGACCAGCGTTAACGTCGCCAATAGTTGCAACTTTATTGTCGGGGGTAGCTGAGTCCATGTACATGTCAGCACCTGCCTCCTGTAGAGTTAGATATATCTTATCTTACTATTTAGAAAGTAATTCTTAGCCCGATAACTGTTCTTAATCTTTTCAAAATGAGACTATAGGCTAGAATAAGAATCAAACCGACTAAATCCCCATGACTAGTGCGACTAATCCCCCAACTGTACGGAAATCCCGAACAGTTCAAACTGGTACATTGTGTACACAAAATGAGCATTAAACATTAATTGTGTACACAAAATGAGCATTAAACATTAATTGTGTACACAAATGACAAGTGAGACTTTAGCTAAAGAGGCATTTAATTCTCTGGGCATCCCAATCGAGTTAGGAAAAGCGCGAGCTGACTACGTCGAGGGCAAGACAACTCAAATTCCTATGTCATTAGTTATTTCAACTGGAAAGAGACGAGTTAGTAGAAAATTAAAATTGGGTAATCGAGAAGTGATCTATGAGAAGCATCTTCGTGGAGAAAGTTAAGTTAATTACCGCATTTTTTCGCGCTCTCTTCCCGTTATAAACGCGAGAGGACGCTTTAAAAAAAATTGTGTGTGTGTGTTTGGCTTTTCTGCAGGAGTAGCTGCCTTTATTGTTTTATATAATTAAATTGAAACTATCTAGGATGGTAGTTAGACACTGAATAGAGCGTCATGGCTCTAGTGGGCGTCAGATTGCCTCGCACTTAGATTAAGGGACCCCGACAAGGCTTAATTTAGTGCGAGGCTCTCATCCTCATCTTCTAGAAGCTCCCAGCGGGAAACTAAACCAGAGTGCTTAAGTTCATTTTCAAAATTGACAAAAACTTGATCAGAAGAAACGTTTAATTGATGAATCTCTTTCTTCAGCCAAAACTCTAAGATTTCCTGGTAATAATGACTAGGCTTTTCAATTACGTATTTAGCATTATCGTATGATTCATATTCAGCTACGTAAAGAAGATACTCTCCAAAGGTCTCGGGGTCTGTGTGAGACCAAGTGTATTCAATTGAGATCTCATAGGATCTTTTCTCATCTGAGCTCTCCGCTTCAACAATAAAACTGTTTGTGTATAAGCTCACTGGTTTGCCTGTTTGTTTGTACCTGTAGTGAATTTCTTCTACAACTTCAAATGATATCTCTGAGCCCCCCATTAGTCCCACCCTATGCACCCGCAGTAATAGCTATCGGTTTCTTGCGTTTCGTTGTACCTAAAGAAAGGTAACATGACTGCATCAGATGGTCTCTCGGTTTTGCATTTAATCATGTCGCAGATGGCAGTTCTGCCTTTTACAATTTCATTAAGCTTAAAAAGCTTCTCTTCTCGTGTTTCTGTTTCCATAGAATTATTATAGACATACTCCCTGACAAAGTGCAAGTAGGTCTTAAAAGTAAGTTTTTCAGGCTTTAATTAGTAAAATCTTGACTAGATCCCAAACAATTCCCGTTAGCAATCCTCCTGTAGGGAAATTACTATAGTAAAAAACGCATTTTTTCGCGCTCTCTTTCCTTTACCTATGAGTAGGAGGAGGATGCATCAGGGAAAAATTTGTGGGTGTGTCTAGGGTTTGTTTGATCTGGGCAGCTACGCGGGAAATTAAAGGAACGGTAACGCTATTGCCAAATTGCTTGTACAGATTGCTAAGTCCCATAAGAGGCAGAATAAACTCTTCTGGGAAGCCCTGGAAGTTAGATACTTCTCTTGGAGTTAGTTTACGTGGCCCAGAGTCATCAACAATGATTGGTACGTTGTTTCCACCTGTTCCCATGTTGGCAGTTAGTGTTGGGCAGACGTTACTCTTATTATCGCGAGCGTAGCTTCTACGCCACTGGTAGATAGTGTCTTTTTCTTTAATGTGGTGCTGAATTAGCTTCCCAACTTCTGTTCTATCTGTGTAGTAAAACTTGTCGTCTACAAGACCTTTTTCAAAGCAGTCAGAGATAGTTTTTGTAAGCTCTACTGGTTTTGGGTAGTTAAAGATTTTTGCTTCGTATGGATATCTAAAGCCAACAAAAAATACTCGCTCACGGTTTTGAGGGATGTTTGCATGAGTCATTGAGTTTAAGGTCTCGTATCTAACATGATAACCCTGATCAAGCATGAGACCAAGCATGTGATCTAGCGTCTTGCCTTCGTCATGACCAAGTACGCCTTTTACGTTTTCAAAAAGAAATGCTCTTGGCTTTACTTCTTTAAGTAGGTGCATTAGAGCATCAAAGATATCTCCGCCGCGTTTGTCTTCTAGTCCTCTACGTGGTCCAGCCATGCTGTAAGGCTGACATGGAAAACCTGCAACTAATACGTCAAGGTTTTCTGGAAAGTCTTCTCTAGTTAACTTGGTTACGTCTGCAACAAATTTATGAGACTCTGAGTCAATAAAATTGGCACTATATGTTTCCATAGCTTTTTGATCAATTTCGCTGGTTAATACGCACTCTCCACCAACTGCTTCGAAACCGATACGCATGCCACCAATACCAGCAAACAGATCAGCAAATGTAAAACTATGTTGGGTAGTTATTTTTGTCGTCATTTAATAAACTCTCTTCAATCCCCATTGGGACCATGTCGCCTAGCTCTCTGTGAGAAGCTAAATGAGTAATCATTTCCTGTGTTGATTTTGCGTAAAAAGATAAACCATCATTTTCTAACGGTGCATAGATCGATAAGAGTCTACAGCCACAACAAGTTAAACCTGAGGGGGACATAAATAAATAAAGATCGGATCCGCGATTAAATCTTACGTATGCCATGTAGCTACTCCTTGCTGGAATTAATGATTCTTAACTGTAGCATAAATGGGTTTTTTCGCGCTCTCTTTCCTTTATAAAAGGAGGAGGAAGAAGCCAGGAAAAAAGGTTTGTGTGTGTTAAGTTTGTGGGTTATTTAGAATGTTTTTGTCTATGATGGCGTTAAGGAAGTTAATTTGATCTTCTGTCAAAGTGTCTTTTAGTTCTACGTATTTAATAAAGTTTTCTTTTGTAAAAGAGACTCTATGATTTTCTTCATTAAACTGGATTTCAATTACCCCTAAGTTCCATAGGTCAAATGCTATGTTATTTACTTCTGATATATGACTGTAAAAAAGCTCTGGAAATATCTCTTTACACTTCTCTGTAACCCTATAAATGGGTTCGCCATCCTTATCAATAGAGATTATCTCTAGTGCTCCTTCGTCAACAAGCATCTGTAGAACTACTAGCTCAGCGTCTTCATCCATAGCTAAATCTCTCATTTATTGAAACAGTTTAAATATTTAATAAAAAGCCTGTGGATAAATATTTATTAATTATTGTAAACATTGTTTATTTATTTAAGTTACCACTCTATTTTATTACATTTAATTAAAGGTTGAGTTGTGGACAGTAGAGACAAAAAACATTTTTATTTAACAACCTTCCTGCATAAATGTGCATTTTTGAATCTTTTTGTGTTATAATTAAAGCAACTCCCATAAGGAGGTTTTTTTATTTATGGGTCTTGTAATAAGTTCGTTATTGTCCGTTGCGTTTGTTGCAACAGGTGTGATGCCTGTTAGTGGTTCTACTAGTGATGCAGCTTTGATTGACACAGCCCAGAGATACGTGGGAACCCCTTATTGCAGAGGTGGAGTTACATCTGACTGTTTTGATTGCTCTGGGTTTACTTCTTTTGTTTATGACAAAAATGGAGTAAACCTTTCTAGAACTGCTCAGCAACAGTATAGATTAGCTGAGAAAATAACTAGGTCAGAGGCTGTTCCTGGAGACCTAGTGTTCTTTAGAAATAAGAGTGGCTATGTTTATCATGTAGGTATCTACCTAGGAAACAATAAAATTATCCACTCCCCTAGGTATGGTAGAGATGTTCGTGTAGAGACTATTTGGAGTACTAGAGTCGTGTTTGGTAGGGTAGCCCCAGTATCAAGTTAGGTATTATGGGTGCATGTCTAAGAAGCGCAGTTCTAAGGGTCAACCTAACCCAAACCCGTCCTGGGTTGAAACTTACGAAATTCAGGTAAACGGTAGAAATATTACTCAAGGTACTGAAGTTTCCATACGTGGGGAACGAGGCCGTTTTAGGTTTATGAAACACGTTAAGACCGATACAGCTGAGTGGGTAGATGTAGTTGGTGGAGTTAAGGGCGTAAAAATGTGGCGCTCATTTAGGGTGGACAGGGTTAAGACGGTTCATAGAAAAAACAAAATTGCTGAGAATCTTATTAAAGAACGTAAAGAAGCTACTTAAGAGAGTTAATCCAGTCTACAGTTTGATCTATATCTAGGTTCATGCACTCTTCTTCCCCTAATAGGTCTACAAGATTCTTAATGTGGTCTGACAAGGATTGTCTATCTAGACCTGTATTTTCCATTAAGTAACTAATTAGGGACTCTAGAGCCTCTATGAGGGACTCTATGGGCATATCTTCATAATTAAAGGACCCGTCAAAATCTTCGTATTTCATATTTAATTATATCAAAGAAATATTAATTAAAAATAAATAAACTATCTTCTATCTCTGCGCCAGGGTTCCAAGATTTGAATTGCCTTAACGGGGACGTAATAGATTTTGGACCACCTCCATATTTGACCTGAGCAACCACTGGGTAGTCAGGGTTTATAGGCCAACAAGTTGACCCTTGCCAGTTCAGAGGAGCTTTTTTACCTAGCGTCCAGGTAGTAGTTCCTGTGCTGTCAAGCTTTCCATTGGATAAAACTCTAGCAAATCTAATCTTTACCCATTTTGGTTTATTCTTTTTAGGTATTTTTAAGTGAACCTGGGAGCAATACAAAGATCTAGAACCTGTTGGGTTCATCTCTCTTCTGTCTCCAAATTTAAGTGTTGTCCACTTACTTCTTGAGATTGATTGATTGGTTGTTGATTTCCAAATTTCAACGCCTTTAGCGTTAGCTGGTGTTGGTACTAAAGAAGATAATGTTAGTGAGAGGCTGAGTAAAATAACGTAGAGGGCTTTTTTCGACATACATCAATTTTATTTTGCTGCACTGATCAGACTCCTTGTAAGCCGTCCAATACTGTTGATTTTTTAATGATAGCAAGGTGAGATGAGACATCTTCTCTGCCAAAACTGATTATAAAATCGTTTTTCTTTTGAATTATTCCAGCTGCAAACTCAACACCTGGTTTGTAAAGATAAAAACCCTTTGATATTCCAAGTATCTTTCCGTACTCGTCATACCTTGTAAAGTAGTGAATATAGTTACGCAGACTGGCTTTAATCATTCCAAATGAATTTTCTTGATAAACCATGTCTGATTTTTGAAAAAGCTTGTGTGTAACGGCTAAATAGGTAGAATCTTGAAGATCTAGCAAGTTTGTGCTGCCTCGTAGTGCGCTTACTTCTTCATTATCAGTTAGCCACGTAGTCATAACATTGTCTTTGATGACTGAGTTCGGCCCGTAAATAAAATCAAAGTTTGGATTTGAGTTGTATGGGAGCATCCAATTCTTCTCTGGACGTTTCTGATCAAAACCTATGTGTTTTTCTACAGATTCAATTTCAGTGCATCTCTTGTTTAATTTACATGTAACCATTCGAGCAAATGGAGTTTCGTGCTTCTCAAGGGTAACTGCTGTAAACCACCAAGATCCATCTCTCCAAAAAATCTTTGGATCCTCTAGACCACGAACAAACTTTGTATCGGTTGTATCTACATTTATCTTGCGTAAATTAGTAATTTTGTAGTCTTTATCTAATTCAGAAAACCACACGTGAGATTTAATTAAACCGCCAACGGTAACGTGATACGTGCCATTAGGAAGGATTACGTAGTTACTAGATCTAATACCAACTGCCATTTTTCCTTTATTGTCTACACCAATAGAAGGATTTGTAGCTGACCAAGTTTTATCATCTGGATCCACTAAGCGTCTTAGATCTATGATCTCTCCGCCAAGCTCTTTGATGTTTGGATTTTCTTTGTTAAACATTAGCCTGCGTATATCCAATCTGGATATTCCCCTGTGGGGGCAGATACTTTACTAGAAACTGTAAAAATATTGTCACCAATGTGATTCATTGGATAACCTATACTTCTTAGTTTCTGGATGTCTTTCATAATTGGATCTTCAAAAGTATCTTCAGTCCAAGCGCTTCCGTCAAAGCCAGCTGCTTTTAAAAGTTTAGTTAGAGAGTGAATGCTGTATTCATAGTTATGTCTATATAAAGATAAATCTCTGTTGTATTGCATGTAAAAGTAAGGTTCAATACCTAAAAGCATTTTTGTAATACCTCTACTACTAACAACATTAGGCGTAGTTAATATAAGACTTTTACTTGTTTTTAGTACCCTGTTTATTTCTTTAAGCATGAACATGGGATCTCTTTCCAAATGTTCAATTACTTCCGAGCAAACAACATAATCAAAAGATTCATCTTTTGCTGGAAGTTTTGTAGACTCTAGATTTACTCTGTAGCATTCTAAAGTTTTTTTATACTTACCTACTTGAACGGTTGTTGATCCTTTTTTAGGTTGCTTTAGATCAAACTCTGTAACTACTACTTCTAGATCAGGTGCAAACTTATCCAACACGATAGGTATTACTCCACTTGTACCTATTTCTAAAAGCTTTCCAGTAGGTTTTTGATCGAGTATTACTTCTACAGTTCTAGCAAGCCTTCTAAAGTGAGTATTTAAATATTTATCTTTACTGGGTATCAAAGTAACCATAAAGTCTAAAACTTCTTTATTGATGCTTTTGTATTGGTTAGTTAGCATTAGACACTACTGACTGCGCCTTTGCGCTCTAATCTGTAGCTTTTCTGGGGAGTAACCGCCAACGGTTCTCCCTGTTGCTCTACCTCTACCACTTGTTGCTGGAGCAGTGCGTGGATATTTCTTAGAGGGTTTGTTATTTTTACGACCAGATGTTTGAACTGGTGCTGCGGGTTTCCCGCCTTTTCCTTTTGCCATAAATGTATTATGACATAGATTGAGCGGGAAACGCCACTATTTAAGAGAGTTTTGTATATTTAATTTGGCGACCAGTCAGTGCGCTATTGCATTTAGGACACTTAGTGACTATTTGATCCTCTGTAATAGGACGTTCTTCTACATATATATGATCTAGTGAGCATTTGTATTCGTAAGTTGCCATTTTACTTATTCTTCTTTTTCTCTCGCAATAACATACTAGTTTTACATGGGTACTGTTTAGCACACTCTATACAAATCATTTTTCCATATTTATTTGCAACTCTTTTAGCGCACGCCCAGGAACCTATTCCTCCAGAGAACATGGCTACATGCTTCACTACTTATCCTTTTTAAGATTTTTAGTGTTTTCCGAAATTAACTTAACTTCGCAAGCATCTGTTGTGCAGTACGCCTCGCCAATAGCATCAGAAGCCATACCCGCGTAGACACCAGAGAAGTCAATTGGGAATAGCTTCATAGAACCCTCTTGCTCATACTCTTCTTCTGTGATCTGGGTGTATGGCATTTGAGGATATGTAAAGTTTCCTGAAGGTAGGAATGAAACTGTCTTAAGCTGTCCATCATGCATATGAAGAACTGTGCCAACATGTTGCTTCTCTGTCTCAGGATCAAAAGAAATAGTTACAGATACAGAATTATCTGACCAGTAACGCTGAGCAGTGACCGCAAGGGCCATTTTCTCAAAGATTGTTACATCTTTTTCTGCACGCTCTGCATCTGACCTAATTGGGAAAAAGACTACAGAGGTTGTGTCAGGAGATTCTGATGCTGGTTCGACTCTGTAGTTTGCCATCTTAAATAGTGGAAGCATTGGATCTGAGTTAGCAAAGCGAATAGCACGATTAAAGTACTTACCACCTGGAGTCCAATGAACTCCTGGGGATTCACCTGCAAGAATTGAAACAGTTCCTGATGGTTTAACGGTTGTTGTCTTAATTGACTCGCGAATACCTAACCACTCTGAGTAAGTGACATCGTAGCCCTTAACTACTGCATATCCCTGATTCATCCACTCTTTCATTACTGGTAATCCAATACTATCTGCAAAGTTAGCAACTCCAGAAATCGATGTACCAATGCGTCGATTACGTTGCATGATTGCGTTGGTCTCTTCCCAATGAGTTGGAAGAAGAGTTACAGTCTTTGCGTAGAGGTATGCAAACTTTAGAGTGCGCTTAAAGTCATCAATATCATCGTGACGATTTAAATATGTTTCAACAAGAGTACACATTTCATATGACTCAAGAGATTGCTCTGCACAAGGGTTGTAGCCCATGATGCGATGATCTTTGTTGTTAGGTGGATCTATCAAGCGACCATACTTTCTTGATAGGTCAAGCCAAACAACACCTGGCTCTCCATTAAGTGCAATACCTTCAACAATTCCTGAAAGGTCTTGTCCAACTTCTGCTGATACAGAGTTGTTAGACATCCATCCCCAGCCAGGAGCTTTTGGATCGTAAGAGTTACGTTCTGGGAATACTTCTGCATTCTTTAAGTTAAGGAATGTTTCATCATCTAAGCGACCAATTAATAATTCAGCTGATCTACGAACGTTTCCAGAAACTACGCAAACGCCAATAAGATTACCAATATCAGCAATGTCAGTACGAGTAACCTTCTGGTTCTCTCTTCCAACAAAAAGATTTCTAATGTAGTTATGAAGTCTAATTAGTGGTTCTGGACCTGCTGCAGTTCCACCAAAGATTTTAATTGGTGCGCCAGCTGGTCTAACAAGCGAGTAATCAAATTCAAATGTTGGTTGATCTGCTTTTAGGTAAGAATTAATAAGCTGTGAAGTTGTCTCTACCCAACCTTCGCGAGTATCTGCAACTACTACAGTTGTCACATCTTCTTTTGGCTTATAAATAATAAAGTCTTTATCTGCTCCAAGATCATCAAATCCAACACCAACGCCAAGCATTGATGCTTCCATAAGGAATGCAAATGGTTTTGCTGGATCATTTTTTGTCATCTCTCGCGTTGAAACAAACGCGCAATTTTGAAGTGCTGCAGAGTTCTTTTGCTCGTTAACTAGTGGAGTTCCCATAACCCAGAGTCCACGACCTGGAGGTGTCCACTTCAAATTATATAGGCGATCAAATGCTTCTTTAGCTGAAGCTGCTGCGCGAGTATCCGACCAAGGAAGACGCGATGTTTTGCAATGATCTTTTTGAATCGAGTACATGCCATTGATAACGCGCACACAGACATCCACCCATGTTTCTTTGGTGCCATCTTCTTTAATACGTGAGTAAGTACGTAAGAAAGTAATCTCGCCTACTGAGTTCCCAGCTGCATCTCTATAACCAAACGGAGCTTTTTTATCTTTGTAAGAAGCTACAAACTCTTCGTTTAGACGGAATGAGAACATTGAATTAGACATAGGTTTACCTTTTTTGATAGGGGGTATTTGCGTTAGATTTAGAATACTAGCAGTAGAACGCTAGGGGTATTTACTCGGGGTAAGAAATACTCTCTTGATTTGGATTACTTTTCCCTCTAATTTCAACAAGTATGACATCCATACTTGCTCGTACTCCATAAATAAACTGTTCAGCTTCTTTGCGTATTTTGATGCTATCAATAATACTCTGAAGCTTTTCTAAAATTTGAAACAATTTTTCGTTCTGAGAAATACTCTGATCTACTGAGTGTGGGTAGGAGTATTGATTAAATTCAGACTGCATATAAATACCTATTCCTGTTTAAAATTACTTTATTTTACTTAGGACTTACGTTTTTTCTATTCATTAAAAATCTCCTGGAGCAACTTGCATACAAACAAGTCCGATCTCGCGCCACATGTCTACGACTTGCTGACGATCATCAAAAACACAAAGCACATCAAAGTGATTGACAATATGCGTTTCATATATTTCTTTCTTTACCTCGGAGTCTTGACGGTAGTCATTACGTTTTCTCATATATAGATAAGCGTAAGGAGGAGCAAACAGACGCAACCATTCTCTAGTTGCCTCTTCAGTTTCTTCATTTCTACCAGTTACATAGATTATTGTATGTCCTTGGTGGAAGAGTGATTCAATGACTTTAATTACTGTTCTGTCTGGAGAATCTTGGATAATCTTCTCAAAGTCTGTGTCATATGGATCTCTAACTTCTGGGTCATAATGAGCTATAGTGCCATCAATATCAACAATAATTGCTTTATTTTTTAGCATTAACTTGTTTGCCCTGTCTTTATGCAAAGTTGCTTCATTGGACATATTCCGCAGGTTTTCTTTGAGATCTCACAATAGCCTTCAGCATTGTAAATTTGTTTTTCTAGCCGAGAAATTTTATTTAGTAGTTCTGTGACTCTAACTTCTGCTTCTTGTTTACCTTGTTTTCTTGCCACCGAGCATCTATTGCAAGGACAGAAATCAGCTTTAGATTCAGGAATATCTGACAATTTTGATGCAACCATTAATTTAATTTCCTAAACATAACTAAAACTTACCTCAACTCTGTCAAATAAATCTATATCCTATATCCACGTTCTACTTCTAAAAGATAACCTAAAGAAGTAAATCCAAGTGAAGAAACAGCTTATATAAAAATAATACTAAACGTTCATCTTTATCCCTCATTAGTTAGTTAGCTCCTTTATTAATTCTGAGAATATTTGATGAGCAGTTGTGATTTGAACTTTAGTTAAATCTATTTCTAAACCATCATCTTCAAACTCATTAAGAAATTTCTCACAGT